TACTAACTAAAACTGATTATGTTTGGGCTCTTGAATTGACTCAGACTTCAACCAGCAAAGTTCTTACATTGGCTAGAGGTCAAGTCCTCGTAACTCCAGAGATTGTTAGATGATAGTTAAGATAACAGTTCCAGATTCTATTTATGCCAGAGTGTTCTTTGCTAGAGGTGAACAAGGTCCTCAGGGTGCAACTGGTCCACAGGGTCCTCAGGGTTCACAGGGTCCAACAGGGCTGACAGGTCCAGCAGGAACTAATGGCACTAACGGAACTGACGGTGTTGGTTATACAGGTGTTACTTCTACTTCTAGCGTTCCTGTAAGCGTTGGACTTCATACTTGGACTGTTGGTACAGTTGGGGCGTTTCTGCCGGGTATGCGTATTCGTGCGATACACACAGATACTCCATCTATTTGGCTTGAGGGTTTCGCTAACGTCGCCTCGGGTACGACCATCATTATTACTGCCGACAAGGTTTCAGGCTCAGGCACACACAACACTTGGAAGTTCGCTGTCGCAGGTGAAATAGGTCCAGCAGGTGCCACAGGTGCAACAGGTCCATCAGGTGTTATAGCTGTAACTGCTCCTATCACAAACACAGGCACAAGTACCTCAGCGAACATTGGCATTGATTTAACAAACATTGCACAAAGAAACGCTGACAACACTTTTGCCAATGCCAACACATTCAACGCTGGTTCTACATTCAACAACTTTTTAAGCATCAACTCTGTGGGTGGTAATGGTGCTGGTTCAATCTTTACAACTGGCGAGGCTGGTGGACTAAACAAGATTCTTATTGCTGGCTCCAGAGGTAATGGTGGCGTAGTTATCGGAACTTCTGCTGCTGTTATGGATACAACTATTTTGGCTGTTCGTGGTGGTGTGACACAAAATGGGAATCTAACTGAATGGCGTAACAACGCTGGTACTGTTCAAGCTCGCGTAACTTCTACTGGCTCAATCGTTACTACTCAAGGTTTCGCTGTTCTTGGTGGTGCATCTATCTCAGGTTCCACAGCTGCATTATTCCAATCATCCTCTGCTGCCCGTATTCCTGTAACTGTTCAAGGTGCTGCTTCTCAGACTGCTAACTTGCAGGAATGGCAAAACTCGGCAGGAACAGTAGTCGCAAACATGCAAGCAGGTGGAAACCTAAAGGCATCAAACGTGGCAACGCTAAACTCTTTAATTCAACTTGCTCAAGCTAACTCTGGTGGTGTAATGATTATGGGCAGAGCGACTGCTCAATATAGTTCACCTGGTGCTAACTCTGCTGCTCTTTACTTTAGAGATGGCACTAACGCTGGAACTCTAAAACTTGTTGTCCGTGCAGGTGCAGCAGGAGCCGAAACCACAGTCCTAGATAACATCCCTCAATAAGAAAGAAACCACATGTTTAACGTATCTCCAGAAGTAAAAGCTCAACTACTTCAAGACAGAATCTCTGCCTTGAATCTTGAGGGCTACCAGAATGAACTAAACTTAAAGTCTGCTCAGGCATTGGGTAACGATGAAGTTATTGCACAGGCTCAAGCCAACATAGATGTAATCGTTTCTGCTATTCAGGTACATGAGGCTGAACTAGAGGCTCTCTAATGACTACCCTTATCCATCCGTTATCGCCAGCAACTATTACCGACACTTTTGGGACTCATTCAGAACTTCGCAAGTCTCTAGGGTTAGGTCCACACAGAGGGGTTGATTACTCCATTAAGCGTGGAACACCATTAAAGGCAATCGGCAGAGGCACAATCGTAAGAGTGTATGAATCTAAAGTTTTAGGTCATGTAATCGAATTGCGCACTTATGTCACAGCTGAGAAACTTAGAATCTTTGCCTACTGCCACCTAGATGAAGTTATCGTCAAAGCAGGTCAAGCAGTTAAGCAAGGTGACATCATCGGGCATGTAGGAAACTCTGGAACATCTACTGGAGCGCATCTACATTTGATGTGTGGAAAATCAGAAAACTTAGCGACTATGCCAGTTGAAGACCCTCTTCAATGGCTTCCAAAGATTGGTAGAAAATAAATGAAGCATCTAATTTCTAGAGCACTTCGAGTCGGAGCATTCGCATTAGCAACCGGTATCGCTTTCATGGGAGCAGGAAACGTATTTGGCATAAGTGCTGTACAATCAGCAGCGTTCGGAGCAGTAGGAGCAGTCCTAGGGCTAATGGCTACACTACTATTCACCTACGCAGGCAAAGCATCCGTGCCAGATGAAGACTTCAACAAAGCCATAAACCAAGCCATCGAATCTGTAGCAAGCGACACGAAAGACAAAAAGTCTAAGTAAGTCACTATGCTTTAAGCATGACTATTGACCACCAAATAGAATCACTCGGGCACGCCAAATTATTAGGCTACTTTGAACATGACTCAAAGGAATGGCACGAAGCTAGAAAAGGCGTCGCAGGTTCACTCGTAGGAACCCTTATGGGACATAACCCTTGGCGTTCTGCATATACTGCCTATCACGAATACCTAGGGCTACTGCCTAAAGACTCAAGTGGACCATCTATGGCTATGCGCCTAGGCACAATCTTTGAGCAACCTATTCAGGACCTCTGGGTTGAAGAAAACAGTGAATGGCTAACTGCTCACAATACTGGAACTTGGCAGTCAGTAAAGAACCCAGCATTCAAAGCTAACCCGGATGCAATCATCGAATGGGCTGATGGCACTTTAGGAATACTTGAAATCAAGTTCTCTAGAAACCCAATGAATGAACTGCCACCACACTATAAAGACCAAGTCATGTGGTATATGCACGTTCTAGGTTTGACCAAGGGAATATTAGTCGCTGTCGCTAACGGTGAACTAGTCGAACACGAAATAGATTACGACGCAGACTATGCATTGAAACTTGAACTTATAGGTAATCAGTTTCTAGATTGTGTAGAAAATGGGGTAGTTCCTGAATGGGATGGCTCACAATCAACATACGAAACAGTCAGAACTATGTCCCCACACATTCACGATGACTCTGTCGAGTTAGGTGAACTGTACCCAAGTTTGGTTAGAGCAAAGGAAGAATACGAAGACGCCGAACAGCGTTTAACCTTGCTCAAATCTAAAGTGTTACACCTCATGGATGGAGCCAAAACAGGCACATTCGAGGGTGACAAAGTAATAAGCCTTAGTGCAAGGGGCACGGGCTCACCGTTTATTGTTTTCAAGAGAGGCTAACAAAATGGGTTTTAACATGGATGATTACGTCGATGTAGCTGAGAGGCTACGCAAGTTTAAGGAGATATATCCTAATGGTTCTTTACAGCAAGTTTCCATTCAATTTATTGACTTTGCTGGTAAGTCTTGGGTTGTTTATACTGCTGCTGCTTATAGGACTCCTGATGATACTAGGGCTGGGCATGGTACAGCTTGGGAGCCGGTTCCGGGCACTTCTAATTTCAAGCGTGACTCGGAAGTTATGAATGCTGAAACCTCGGCTTGGGGTCGAGCGATAGTTGCAGTTTTGGCAGCAGATACAAAACGCATTGCGACTAGGAATGAAATACCTGTAAAAGCGCATGTAAAGGTCACAGAGGACTTTATGTCTTTAGCGCACCTAGAGTTCGAAAAAGGAGACATAGAGGCTCTAAGAGGCATCTACAAGCGTGCTAAGGCTACTAAAGGGATAACACCTGAATTGCTTACACAGATTGAAGAATTGGCTAAAGGTCTAAAAAAGTGAGATGCCCTACACCAGTGAGAGGAACTGATGCAGGGCTACACTCTATGGAGTGTCTCAGCAGAACCACCTCTGCCAATAGAATACTTACACCACAAATGAGAGAGGTCAAACATGTCGGCAATTAGTGTCGCATCAGTTTTAAATCATTCTCACCATTCAGGCACACCTAAGCTAGTTCTTTTAGGTATCGCATGGCATGAAGAGGAGACAGGTGGTGGAGCCTATCCATCCATCACAAGGCTTGCAATGTATGCAGGAGTTTCAGAGCGTCAGGTAATCAGAGCACTAGCTGTTCTTGAAGAATCTGGTGAGCTGGATGTGGACCGTCACAATGGAAAAAGTTATGGTGGACCAAAAACGAATCGTTACTGGGTCAATGTTCCATGTCCGGATGACTGCGCAGGCGACATCTGGCACCGTCCTTTTAACGATTATGTCCCTAAGTTTGAGGTTGTGGATAACTTCGACACACGTGACATTCAGGGTAGCAATAGGTGACATCTACGGTAAGAGTAGGTGACATCTACGGTAGCAATAGGTGACACTAATGTCACTTAATAAACAATATTAAAAACAATATAAAAACAAAAGAAATTATTAAGAGAGAGGCTGTGGATAACATGGCAAGAGTACAGGTACAAATCGTTGTTTCAAAGGTCGCTGAAAATGGAGAATACAAAGGCAGAGTTATCTCTGGCTGGGAATCATTCACTATCACGGTCAAAGGCGAACAGATAAACAAAAAGCGTCAATGGACTATGTGGCTAGATTTACCATCTGCAATTAACAAAGATGATGTAGTCACTTTTACTGGAGACCTAGGCACTAAAGCTGGTTCATTCGAAAAGGATGGAAACACTTATCAGGTAGTGGAGCATTCACTAAACAATGTGACTTACAGAGTGGACACTGCTGCAGTACCAATTCCACCTAAAGCTAATGATGGATGGAATACACCAACTAACAGCGACCAACCGTTCTAAAAATGTACATTCGAGTTTACGGTGACCCGGCACCACAAGGCTCAAAGACTGCCAGAGTAGTCAATGGTCATGTGGTCATGTGGGAATCATCTAAAAAACTGCCGGGCTGGCGTGAGAGTGTGGTGATGGCTGCCAAAGTTGCGTTTATGGAAAATAACCGTCAAACAATGCTGGGACCAGTCACACTTCACTGCAAGTTCTACATGCCTAGACCAAAGTCTGTGACCAGACAGTACCCAAACACCATGCCAGATTTAGACAAGCTGTTGCGTGGTATCGGGGATGCTCTGCAAATCTCGGGCGTTATCTCTAATGATGGACAGATAGTGAGTATTGAGGCGCACAAGGTTTATGCCGAATCTCCATCTGATAACGGTGTAGAAATCTGGCTGACTAAAAAACCATGATTCGTGAAGTGTGTTCTTGTGGTGCTGAGTTTGAAACCGATGACAGAGATGCCATTGCTTTGGTTAAATCTTGGCGCAGAACACACAAGCATTCAGAAAAGGCACAGGATAGCCCTAGAAGCGATGCAACTATCTTATCCGATAGTCAGGTCGCTCTAGGGTTCCAAGCCATCTATGACCCTTTAGAGGGCGATTTTGAGGATGGTAACAAATAAGTAACAAAGTGTTTGGACACGCTTGCTATTACGCGCGCACAAATATAAACTTGAAACACAGCCACCACCGGCTGGTCTATGAGAGGAAACAAATGAAAACAATAAGCATCTTGGGCATCATCATGTCCACGTTCGGGTTCCTGTATCTGCTGGACCTAAGAGACACACAACCAACAATCGGATACCCAGTAATCGGAGCAATCGGAGTTATCTACCTAGTCAGCATTCTCATTGAATACCGAAACAAAAGATGAACTCAAAGAGACTTAGCGACCCAACCACAGCACATCTAACAGCTGTGAGCGTTTCAACAGACCAAAGAGTAAATGTCAGAACCGTAATACTGAAACTGTTAGAACTGTCACCAATGACAGACCCAGAACTATGTCAGGCATACAACAACTTGGTTTACATAAATCAAGTGCCGAAAGCATCAGACCAACACATCAGAACCCAAAGAAAGTTCCTACATGACTTAGGGCTCATACACATTGTTGGAACCACACCAAATGAAACAGGCAGACAAATCAGAATATGGAGAAAAGCGCAGTGAGTAAAGAATTATTTTATTGGTCGAAATGCCGATGTGGCATTGAATGGCAAGGCAAAACACTAAACCAAAATGTCCCGGAATCTGTAGACAAAGAAATAACAGAGCATCAGAAAACTTGTTACACCATGGAAGAAGTAGGTTTTGCTAATGAGTCATGAAATGAGCAAGGCACATCAACAGCAAGTTGCCGAAAAGGCTGCAATCATAGCCAACACAGCATTCAAACTAGGACGCAGGTCAGAGCTAGACAGAGTCCTAGAAGTTCTAAAAGATGAACTATCCGAAGAACACTACAAAGACATTGAAACCAAAATCTTAGGGGGATACGGTGCCTGACCTAACTAAGCGTGAAAGCGCATACTTCATCGCATTCGGACTAGCAGGATTCGCAATCATGTTAGGAATCATAAGTTGGTGGGCATCCACACAACCCAACTGCTGGACCTTATACAGCACAGAACAGGAAGCAATAGAGGCATGCGAAAATGAGTGAAGTAGGAGAGAACGGTCTAGTAATGAGTACATGCAAATGCAGAGTTACAGGTGAAAACTTAGTAATGACCAGAGCCTATCTACAAGACTTAGGTGAAGCGAAAGCCAGAGTCGCCAGAACAGACGCAATCAAAGAAGTCATTGAACTCATACAGACACACCAAAACCTATGGTTTAGTCAATCACTAAACATAGGCTCAGGAACTTTCTGGGCTAACAAAGCACAAACAGCACAATCACTA